AGGCGCGTTCCGGGTTTTGTCCGACGTGCGAGCAGCGACCTGATCGACCGGTTCCTTGATGCCGCCATCCTAGGCGATGGGTGGGTTCAGAATGGGTATCGTGCCTATGCGACGGTCAGCGCCAAGCTGGCTGACGATATGCAGGAGCTTTTTATCAAGGCCGGACGGAGCGCAAATATCATCCGACGCGATGCCAAGCCTTACTCCATCAACGGACGGACCTCGCCCAACACAGTCGACCAGTATCACGTCTCTGAAATTCGTGCGCCTGCCGCCTCGTTGCGTCGAGCAGATAACGCTCCGATTTTCAGAAACGTCGCCTACTCTGGGATGGTGTATTGCGTGACCGTGCCAAACGGAACGCTGATAGCGCGCCGAAATGGCAAGGCCATCATAGTTGGCAACTGCGAGGCGCTTTGCGCAGCCATCGGCTACGCATTCAACGTTCAGCGGATCCCGGAAGGCATCGAGCGCAAGACTTCCATCGAGGCGGCGGTGCCCGAGGGGCATGACCAGAAACTGGCACCGATGTCAGACCCACCAGATACGTCGTTGGTCTCGCAATCGCCCAAGCTGCGTAACGGCAGCGGCGCTCTGCGCAGGCGATTTGCACGCCAAGGCAGCCGGTTGAACAGGTAACGCATATGTCGATGATCGGAAGGCTGAAACACCTGCTGGCCGAGGCGCTGCCTCAACCGGCAGGGCCTGAGGGGATGACCCTCCCTAAACCCTCGGGCAAATACATGCGCGGTGGGCGCGGTGTCACTTTTGCGGGCTGGAAACCGGCGCTGCGGGAAAGCCAGGATGATATTGGCGAGGCCTGGGACGATGCGGCCGCGCGGGTGGGCGACCTCTTGCACAACAGCGGCTGGTTGGCCGGGGCCATGGAGCAATGCGTCGCCAACACCGTGGGCACCGGGCTACAGCTGAAGGCGCTGCCGGAAAATGAAACCTTCGGTATGACGCCAGCCCAAGCATCTGACTGGGCGAAAACGGTGGAGCGCCGGTTCGAACTTTGGTCCCGCAACGCGCAGGAATGTGACATTCAGGGCCTGCGGACCTTTGGCCAGATGCAGGCGGCGGCGTTTCGATCGTGGCTGGTCACCGGTGAAATCCTCGCGGAACTGCCCTGGCGCAAGCGGCCTTGGAACCGCTACGGCACCAAGGTACGACTGCTGCCACCGCAGCGGCTCTCGCGCAAGACGGAAAGCATGAGGCGGCTGATCAACGGGGTCTACACGGATGCCGATGGCATGCCCGTGGGCTACCGCGCGATCCGCAAGGACCTGTTCCGGCATGACGTGGAATACGATGTGCGCGCCCGCGACCGGGCAGGGCGGCCGCGCGTCATTCATATCTTTGAAGGCGCGCCTGGCACACACCGGGGCATCTCGCCTCTGGTCCCCGCGCTGCAGGTCGCCCGCCAGTTCGACCAGCTGGCGGATGCCACGCTGATGGCAGCGATTGTGCAAACGCTGTTTGCAGTGACCATCACCTCGGACGAGCCGACGGAACAGGTGCTGCAGGGGCTTCTGACGCCCCAGGAGCAGGCGCAGATGCTGGCGCAAGGCATCTCGCCAATGGAGGCCTATATCGAGATGGTGGCGGGCTATTACGACGGCAGCACGCTGGATGTGGGGATCAACGGCCGCTTGGCGCATCTGTTTCCGGGACAGGAGCTGAAGTTCCACACCAGCAACCATCCATCGTCGGATTACGCGGCCTTTGCGATGCATCTGCTGCGCGAACTCGCGCGGTGTCTGGGGCTGACCTATGAAAGTGCGACGGGCGACAATGTGGGGGCCACCTATTCCTCGCTGCAAGCGGCGACCACGGAGATCTTTGCCATCACAAAAGCCCGGCGGCGCAACATCATGGCGCCATTCTGCCAGCCGATCTTTGAGGCCTGGCTCGAGGAAGAGATCGAGGCGGGCAGCCTGCCGTTTCCGGGTGGGATTGCCGGTTTTATGGCCAATCGCACGGCTGCGTGCCGGGCGGAATGGCGGGGTGACCCACGTCCGCAGGCCGATGATCTGAAAAAAGCCAAGGCCCACGAGGTCTGGAAGCGCCTTGGTGTCATGTCGGATGCGATGATCTGTACCGATCTCGGGGCCGATGTGGACGACGTTTACCAGCAACTGGCGCAGGAACAGGCGCTGCGGGCCGAATATGGGCTGCCCGAGCCGCAGATGATGGGCGCGCAGGGCGGTGGTCCTACAGCTGCTGACGACACAAGCGATGAGGCAGACGCATGACGATCAGCATTGATGAGGCTAATCCCTGCGGGGCGGCCGCCAACCTGCGGCAGGTCTATGTCCGGCTTGTGGCGGGAGAAGGTGCCATGGAGGTGCGGTTCCGGGCGGGATCAAACGGGGTGGAGCGGTCGGTGACCTATCACCGGGCATATCCCGACCGGCTCTTGGCCGTCATTCGCGGCTTTGAAGGACAATGCGCCCAGCAGCAGGGCCGTGGCCCGCGGCGCTTTGCGCTTGGAACAGGAGGGGTGAGGTGACGGAACCACCGGAAATCGTTCAAAGCCTGGTGGGGCCAACGCTTGCACAAATTGCAGGGCGCGTGCTGAACCGGCCGCTGCTGCTGCACCCGGACAAGGCTGATCTGATCCTGCATGTGCTGCAGGGCCGGATTGGCATCGAGCCATTGGCGGCTCCGGACCCGCAATCAAACCGCTTTGTCGGCAGTCACCGCCGCGATAATGGCAGCGTCAGCTCAATGCGGGTTGCAAACGGCGTCGCCATCCTGCCCATCGTCGGCAGCCTTGTGAACCGCGGTGCCTGGATCGGAGCCAATTCGGGGCTGGTCTCCTATGAGGGCATTGCCGCGCAGCTGCGCGAGGCGCAAGCAGATCCGGATGTGCGGGCGATCCTCTTGGATATCGACAGCCCCGGCGGTGAGGCGACCGGCATGTTTTCGACAGCCAACCTCGTTCGCACTGTGAACGAGGTGAAGCCGGTTCTGGCCTTCATCAATGATGTGGCCGCCTCGGCCGCCTATGGCATCGCCAGTGCGGCGCGCGAAATTGTCGTCTCGCCCACCTCCATGGTCGGCTCCATCGGTGTGGTGCTGACCCATCTGGACCGCTCTGGGGAACTGGAAGATCGCGGCGTGAAGCCGACGCTCATTCATGCCGGGGCGCACAAGGTTGATGGCCACCCGTTCGGACCGCTGTCGGACGCGGTGCGCGCTGATCTGCAAGCCGAGGTCCTCAAAATCTACGACCAGTTTGTCGGGTTGGTCGCAGAAGGGCGTGCTGGCCGGATCAGCGCCGCCGCGATCCGCGCCACGGAAGCCCGGACCTATCTTGGCGCGGATGCCATTGCCCAGGGTCTCGCCGATCGCGTGGCGAGCCTGGACGAGGTTATCGCCACGCTTTCGCAACCGCCCTCCGGGGCAATTCCCCAGAGAAAGGGAGGACCCATGACCAATTCGACAAAATCCCAGACACCTATGGAGGCCGATACTGCGGTGGCTTCAGCCGCATCGGTTCCCGGTATCAGCCACGCTGATCTGCAAGTCGCCGTCGATGCAGCCCGCACTGAGGCGCGTACCGCCGGTGTCACCGCTGGCAAAGCCGAGGCCACGGCGCGGATCAAGTCCATCCTGACAGCGCCCGAGGCCGAAGGCCGAGAGGCGCAAGCGCTGGTGTTGGCGCTTGAGACCGAGATGACAGCTGTGGATGCCGCGAAAGTTATGACGGCATCCCCCAATGCATCGGTCCGCACGACGATTGCCGACCGGGCCGCACAGGAGACTGAGCTCGGGGCTGAAACCCCGGCCGATCAACGCAACCGCGCCGAGCGCAGTGTGGCCGGGTGGTCGAAAGCCATCACCCACGCCAATGCGCGCTTTGGCTGAATAAGGGAGAAGGACCATGACTGTTCTCACAGAAGGCCGGCATCCCGGCGAATTCCTGATGACCGAGGCCAATGGGCAGCGCTCGCGGGAGAACATCACCATCGCCAGCGGTGCGGGCATCATTGCCCCCGGCACGGTGCTGGGCAAAATCACCGCCAGCGGCAAATACCTGGCCAGCGCTGTCGGTGCCACTGATGGCAGCCATACCGCAGTGGCCATCGCGCTCTATGGCTGTGATGCCACGGCAAGTGATGTTGCGGTTGCCGGCATCACTCGGGACGCCGAGGTCAACGGCAAGATCCTGACCTACCATCCTGACCGGGATCAGCCTGCCGAACAGGTCGCTGCCCAAGCTGATCTCGCGGGTGTCGGCATTATCGTGCGCTGAGCGCGTGGGACTTTCGCGGTGCGCTAACGCCGCGCCCTGACGTTCACACATTTCAAATTTGATCCCCCGCGCGCCCTCGGGCCACGGGCCGATCTCGCGTGGCCAGTTGCTGGCGCGCCGACGCAATAAAGGACCCCCCATGTCGATCCTCAACATCTTCAGTCAGGACGCGTTCAGCGTCATGCGCCTCACGGATGCGCTTCGTGAGATCAAATACACACCCTCCCGCATCGGGCAGATGGGGCTGTTCCAGACCTCCAGCATCGACACTCTGGATATCGCGATCGAGAAGGACAAGGAACAAAACCGCATGCTGGTCTCGGCCAGCCCCCGCGGTGGCCCGGGCCAGACCTTTGGCAAATCAAAACGCGCCATGCGGATGCTTAAGGTGCCGCATTTCCAGGTCGACGATGCGATCTATGCCGACGAGGTCCAGCAGGTGCGCGCCTTCGGGCAGGAAGTGGCCGTCGAGCGGTTGCAGCAGAAGATCGCGGACCGTGCGGCGGAAGCCAGCCAGTTCTTCGCGCTGACCGAGGAATACCACCGGCTCAATATCCTCAAGACTGGCCAGCTTCTGGACGCTGACGGCTCGGTCCTTTTCGATTATTTTACCGAGTTTGGCGAAAACCAGCAGGCCGTGGTCGACTTTGATCTCGACAATGCCAGTGCCACTGACGGGGCTCTGCGCAAGAAATGCGCCGGTGTCATCCGCCAAATGGCGGGCATTCTCGACGGTCTGCCGTATACGAGCGTCATCGCGCTGTGTGGCGACGCGTTCTTCGACGATCTGATCGGCCACAAGGAAGTGCGCGAGACCTACAAGGGCTATGCCGATGCGGCCTCACTCCGGAACGCCTACATCAATTCCGGCAATTCCGGCATCTACGGCGCGTTCGAGTTCGGCGGCATCACCTGGATGAACTACCGCGGTGGTCAGAATGTCGGGATTGAGACTGACAAGTGCCATCTCGTGCCCATGGGCGTGCCCGGGCTGTTCCGCACGGTTTATGCCTCGGCTGATTACATCGAGACGGTGAACACGCCGGGCCAGCGGCTCTATGGCAAGCAGTGGGAAATGCAGAACGGCAAGGGCGTGAACCTCGAGTTCCAGATGAACGCCCTGCAATACTGCACCCGCCCGCGCGTGCTGATCCCCGGCAAGCGCACCTGATTGGTGCGTGAGGCCGCCCGCTGAAAGGACCTGAGCCGTGGCTTCTATGTTTGACGATCTCGACGCCGCTCTGTCGGGCGCGATCAAGGGCACCTTCGCGGAGGTCGCGGTCCACCGGCCGCGCGTTTCGGTCCAATATGTCGAGCGCGCGGCCGATCCTGACCGGCCGCAACACCTCATCTATGGGGTGTTTTCCGCTGGCCCTGCAGATGACGGGTTGAAGGGGATCGCCCGGGGCTCGGACTTCTCGGGGACGACGCGTGTGGCATCGGCCAGCGCCGAGTTCTGGATCGCCAAGGCCGAGGTCGATGCGCTGACCGCTCTTCCGGCCAAGGGCGATACAATCAGACTCACCAGCCGGGCTGGCAGCCCGACCTATGCGGTCTCCTCAGTCCAGCACACGGATATGGGCGACCTGAACCTTATTCTCGTTTGGGAGGACCTGCCGTCATGAGCCTGACCCGCCTTGCCATGCGCCTCGCGGCCGCCCGTGCGCTGCTCGACCGGACGCTGGCCGGGCCGCGGGTTTTCGACAGCGCGGTCGACCCGATTGACCAGACCATTGCAGAGACGCGCCAGCCGCTGATCGTGCTCACCACCGACGAGCACGAGCTTGAGGTGACGGGGCGCGATCTCGGCAGCGGCAACCATCGTTGCGAGTTGGTGATCGAGATTGCCATTGCATCCCGGGTCGAAGTGCCCGCGTCTGATGGGAACGGCGGTCAAATCACCATTGCCATTCCGCACACGGACGAAGGGATGGAGCTGACGCTCGACATCATGGAGCATCAGGTGGTCCGCGCCCTGAACCGCGACAACAATGCGTGGTCGCGTGTCTGGATGATGCTGGTCCCCCGGATCACGCGCAGCCTTTCCCGGCGCGGCGCATCGGCCGAAAACGGCGTGCGCTTTGCTGCACGGCAGCTGGTCTTGAGCTGCGATCTGGTGGAAACCCCGGTTTCTGGCGGCACGATCGCGCCAAACAGCGCCTGGGGGGATGCGCTGGCTCTTATGGAGGCCGATCCCATACTGGCCAATATCGCAAGCCTACTGCGCGCGGAGATGGATGGCACACCACTTGCCGATTGGCGCCGGGCTGCGGAAACCCTTGGTGTCCCGCTGGAGGTGGCAAACCAGATCGGCATCGGGCCGGTCGCAGACCTCGATGCGGACCCACAACCGCTCGCGGACATCACGTTTCTGGATTTTGACCAGACTGTCGTATTCGAGCCGCAAGGGTCATAGGCATGGCGATCCGCGAAATCGTCGAGCTTGTTGCGCGTGTGACCGATTTGGAGCGCCGTGTCGCAGGCGTCATGCGGCATGGCACGGTGGCGGAGGTCGATCCTGCCCGGCAACGGGTCCGGCTGGATTTTGGCCCGGCACATGGCCGGGACGGGCAGTTCCTTTCCCCGTGGGTGCCCTATGCCCAGTTCTCGGGCGCCCTGCGCGTCCACACGCCGCCCACGGTTGGGCAGCAATTCACGGCCATGTCGCCCACGGGCGACTTCCAACAGGCCGTGGCAGTGCCGCTGACCCACCACGCCAGCAACCTGAGCCCGTCGGAAGCGGCAGATCAGAACGTCATGACCTACGGGAACGTGATCATGACGCTGGCAGACGATCTCGTTCGCAGCGAAGTCAGCGGGCTGACCTTTGAGCTCACCAGCGCACAGGCGCAGATCACGGTTGGCGACGTGACCTTCAGGGTCTCTCGCGCTGGCGTGGAGATCACCGGCGGCACGGTCACGCACGATGGGAAGAATATCGGCTCCACCCACATTCATGGCGGGGTCCGCACAGGGCCGTCCACGACCGGCGAGCCTGCCAACTGAACCGAAGGGAAAGATCAATGCGGCGTTACGCTATCACCGAGAAGGCCGGGCGCTTCGTCGCCGGGCAGAACAACACCGGGGTCGGGACAGTCCTGACCTTGACTGCCAAGCAGGCGGAGCATGAACTGCGGCTTGGAACATTGCGGCCGCTGGATGTGCCCGGCTCCGAGTCCGAGGGTGGCAAGACTGCGCCCGCCAGCAAGGCGAGGAAAGTTGCCAAGGGCGACCCCAAGCCAACTACGGATGATGACGCTGGCGAAGGCGCTGGTGACGAATAAGGGCCAGGGAGGGCTAACCGGTGGCCACGCGCAGCATAAACCCATCCGTCGGCCTCAACGCCGCCACCGGCGGTGTGATTGAGGGCTGGCCACACGTGGCCCAGAGCCTGCAGGACATCTTCACCACGCGGTTTGGCGCCCGTATCATGCGCGAATGGTATGGATCATTTGTGCCCAACCTGCTGGGGCGCACGATCACGCCCAATGAGGTCACACCGTGGTTTGCTGCGGTGACCTCTGCGATCGAGCAATTCGAGCCGCGATACCGCGTGACCCGCATTCAGATCGTTGAGGTGACCCGCGATGGACGGCTGCATTTCTTCCTCGAGGGCGAGTACCGCCCGCGCGCCACCTATGGCGACTTCACGGTCGAAGGCGCGCGCCGCATCAATGCCTATGCCAACCCGGACGGGGTGCTGATCGAGGAACGCGAGGCCCAACCATGAGCCGTTTCACCGCCATCAACCTTTCCGGTCTGACGCCGCCGGACGTGATCGAGACGCTGGATTACGACACGATCGTCACCGAGATGTGCGATGATCTGGTCGCGCGGTTTCCGGCCATCGCAGGCGTCATTGATCTCGAAAGCGAGCCCGCGCGCAAACTGATTGAGGCATTCGCCTATCGCGAGATGCTCCTACGCGGGCGGATCAATGATGCGGCCCGTTCGGTTTTACTGGCCTCAGCCTATGGCAGCAACCTCGATCATCTGGCCGCACTGTTCGCCACGCAGCGGATGCAGGTCGAGGACACAACGGGCGTGCTGGTCGCGGAAGACGATGATCGCCTGCGCCGTCGCGTGCAGCTGGCCCCGGAGGCCTTTTCTGTGGCAGGGCCGGAGGGGGCGTATGTCTATCATGCGCTCACCGCGGCCCCTTGGGCACGCGATGCCACGGCGATCATGACGACGCCCGGCCGGGTGCGTGTCACCATCCTGCGGGCGGGACCTGATCCGGTTCCCAGCCTTACGGAACGCGAAACCGTGCGCCTGTCGCTGATCGACAATGATGTGCGGCCGCTGACGGACATGGTTGAAGTCTTGGGGCCACGCGTGCAGCGCGCGGACATCACGGCCAAACTGACCCTTTATCCAGGCCCAGACGGCAATGTGGTGCGCGACCGGGCCCTGTCAGCCTTATCTGACTGGGTGGAAACCAACCGGATGCTGGGCATGAACCTGCGCCGCTCGGCAATCTTTTCGAAGCTGCATGTCGAGGGGGTGCATTCGGTGGATCTTGTTACGCCCGCTGCAGATCTCGTCCTAGGGCCGACCGAGGTTTACGCGATCGATGCTATCACCGTGACGGTCGCCACACTCCGCGATGAATAGGATCCCCGTCCATGACCCGCGAGACCCTGCTGCCGGACAACCGCACGGCCTTCGAGGAGGCGACCGATCTCACTGGCGCACGCAGTGCCTATTTGCCCATCGGGTTGCGTCCGCTGGTGCAACCGCATCAGATCCCGAGCAGCCATCTGCCTTGGCTCGCTTGGGGCCTGTCTGTCGATCTGTGGGACAGGGACTGGCCGGAGGAAAAGAAACGCGCACGTACCGCGCGGTCACTGCCGTTCCATGCGATCAAGGGGACCCAGACCGCCATCGCGCAAGCGCTCGCCGTGATGGGGGCCGAGGCGCGGCGGTTCATCGTGCCGCCCGCCAAGACCTATCTGTCGAAGGCGCTGACGGAGACGGAACGCAGCGCCTATCTCGATCGCTTCGCACAGCTCAGGGTCTATCCGTTCATCGCCCGGGGTGTTTCCGGCCGGAACACCCGATATCTGTCGGCGCCAGACGGCCCGGGCACCGCCTTTGCCGGGCCCAACAACCCGGTCTCGGTGCAAGGCACGCGCTATGTGCGTACCGCAAAGCTGCATGATCGTGGCCGCGAAACGACCCTGACGCTCCGCACGGTCACGCCAGAACGCGTTGGGGAGTTCAACGCGATTGCCTATGACGAGGTGGTTCTCCCCCCCAAACCTACGGCGGCCATCCATCTGAACGCCGCGCCCCAAACCCGCGCGTTTCTAATCGACGATATGGGGGTGCGCCAACGCATCGTCCGCATCCCGCGGGCCACGAGCTACAGCTACCGGCTGGGCCGCGAGCAATACACAACCGTACTGCCAAAAGGTGAGCTGATCGATGTGCGGCCCCAGCAGGTGGCGCAGCAGCACCCGCGCCAGTTTGGAGCGATTTTCCCCGGCGTGCCGTGCCAGCATGTTTCCGGCACCTTTCTGCCCGAGACGATATCCTGGCAGTATCTCTATGAGCGCTGGCACATCCATGACCTGGCCCGCGTGCTCGAAGAGCGCAAGCGGTCAACCCATCTTGGCTACACCCGCCTTGGAATGCCGCCGTACCACGCCGAGGTGCTCACCCGCATCACAGGGCGGCGGTATCCACGCACGGCGGGCCGTTTCGTCAATGGCTATATCGTGGCTGCCAGCACCAAGCCGGTCGCGGATGCGCGCGAGGCGGTGATGGTCGCCAAATCGCTGCGGGACAAGGTCCTGATCAACACCAAGACCTGGCGCGTGCCGCGACCGGGCGACCGCCGTGCAGTGGGCGATATCACGCTCGGCGCACTAACAGAGGTTTGAGACATGGAACGAACCGTCATCTACCGCGATCGGCAGGAGCTGCAATCCGCCGATCTCAACAACATGCAGGATTTTGCCCGCACCTCGATGGATCACATCGTTCGAGATGCGGTGGAAAGCGGCAAGGCCTATTCAGGCTTTTCCGCCACCAAGACGGCTGCAACGGAAATCACGCTCTCTGCAGGCCGACTTTATGCAGGCGGGGCCGTCTATGCGCGCGGCGAGGACATCATCGTTGATCTCTTCAACGTCCTGCCGCTGGTGACCCGCAAGCGCGTGGCAATCGTCAGCTTTGGTCAGGAGGTCGAGACGGATATCCAGCCCCGCGACTTCCTGATCGATGCCCAGACCGGCACCACCGAGCCGCAATCGGTGGCGATGGAGTCTTTGCGTCGCGCGGAAATCTCAACCGTGGCGGGCACCGAAGGGCCGGACCCGAGCTATCCCGCCACGGATGCCAATGTGACAGTGATCGCCTATGTGCTGCTGGACACCACCGGCGTTGTGGCGATCGAGCAGTGGCAGGCGACGCAGCTGCCGAACCTGCGCAATGTTGCCAACCGCACGATTGCGCTGGAGCGCTGGCGCGGCCAGATCAGCGGCCAGGTCGATACGCTGCGCACGGATCTATCGGCGCTGGCGGACCGGCTGGCGGGCTATGCCACCAAGGCCGAAATCGTCGAACTCACAGAACAACTCGATGAGCTACGCACGGAAGTCTATGCCCCTGGCGCCTATATCTACTACGGCACCAACCACTTCCTGACGGCGGAGGGCTCAAACGTTGACCACCCCAGTTTCGATGCCGTGGTCGAGGAAGGCATTCGCTTCCCGCGGGCTGGGGCGGAAACCTCGGAACTAGCACTCTTGAACCCCAACAACGTCTATATCGCCAATACCAGCGGGTTCGTGCTGCCCAAATACGCCCATGGCATTCGGCTTGATCTGACGGGCTATGCCTCGGAGACGCGGCTGGCGCAGTACACCTTTGAGACCACCGACATCCGCCAGCTCACACGCGCCCGCACGCGGCGGCGCTATGGCAACTCCATGGTGGTCTGCACCAACAGCCGCTGGTGGCGGCAGGGCACCTATGATCTGGCAGGCAATATCTTCCGCCGGGATGGAGAGACCTGGGAGGTCACCAACGGCCTGCCGGACCGCATGCCCAATGGCGCGCGCGTGCCCAACGGCAATGTGCACTGGATCCGGGTTCGCCGCTTTTGGATCGACACCTATGAGGAGCAATACTGGGACAGGGTCACAACCACGGCCACGATCAACGGCCAGCAAGTGGCGCAGACCTTTCTGAACTCGCAGGATGGCTGGCTGAGCCAGGTTGGGCTTTACTTCTCACGCAAGGCCGCTGCGGGGGATGTCACACTGCTGGTGACCGAGACCGCCTTCGGCATGCCGGACCTGTCGCGGGTCATCTCGCGCACGACGCTGCCGGTTCTGAATATACAGGTGGGAGCGATTTCCACGGAAGTGGGCTTGCCGTCGCTGGTGGAAACCAAGCTGCCGATCATGCCGACCTTCCTGACGGCGGGGCGGCGCTATGCCATCGTGTTGGTGACCACGGGCGACCATTATGTCGCCATGACGAACACCGACAACGGGGTGGTGCAAGGCACCTTCTTTGTCTCGACAGATGGCGCGTTCTTCGCGGGCAACCTCGTCGATGATATGAAAATGCGGCTCTACTTTGCGCGGTTCGAGCGTACACGGCTCTCGGTCGAGCTGACAGCGCTGCAGCTGGCGGGCGGCATTCTCGATCTTGATGTGCTGCATGAGGGCGTGACACCACCTGCCTGTCGCACTGATATCGAAGTGCAGGTGAACGGGGCCTGGGTGGCGCTGGATGGTGATACCAGCGGTCCGGACCTCTCTGGTCTGCCGGGCATCTTGCCGCTGCGAATGACGCTCACGGGCACCACAGACCTGATGCCGGGCTTCGGGCTTGCTGGCTCACAGACGGTCGCCACGCGGCCCAAGACGGCGTTCACCTGGGTGTCGGATGAGCGCACGCTCGGCTCGCCCACAACCAGCGTCAAGGTGGTCACGGACCTGCAGCATTTTGAAGAGGTGAACCACGATTGCACAGTAACGCTCATGACCGGTGCTGCGCTGGACGGGGTGGAGGCGGCCGATGTGGTTGAGGATGTGGTGCTGGCTGATGGGACGGTGCGGCGGACCTCGATCTTCAATGTAACCTCGGTCAGCACCTACGCGGTCAAGATCGTGGGCTCGACGGTGAGCGCGGCAGTGCCGTTTCTCGTAAGTGAGCTGATCGAATACGCCCAGACCTGATCTGATTGAGGAGACAGCTAAATGGCATCCAAACCAACCCACTACCGGGTGACGGTCAATCGTCCCCTTGAATTCGCCGGGGCCCGGTTTCGGCCCGGTGCGCGATACACAGTGACGGCTGCCATCTTTGAAAGCCTGCAAGCACACCATCCCGAGGCGATCGCCACATCCGAGCCGCTGAAGAAAGGGTGACGCCATGCTGAGGTTTGAAGATCTGCGAGTGCGGGACAATCAGGACCTTGATCGGGATTTCTTCAATCGCCGCTATCGCCTGATTGCTGAAAGCCTCGGTGATCTCGATGCACAGCTTGGGCGCATTCGCGGTGCCACCGACAATCTGGTGACGCTGGGGCTAAGCCGTGTAAATGAGGTCTTGGGTCCTGCACTCGCCACCGCAACGGCGGCGGCTGAGAACGGCTTTCTCGTGGCCACGTCCTCGACGCCGCTGACTGTGTCATTGGGCTTGCAGACCACCTTTGAGATCGACGACACACCTGCACGGGCGCTCTTTGCGCCTACGCCCTATGTCGTGCTGACGCGTGACGGGGGCGGCAGCCTGAACGACTGGGCGGTGTTCCGGGTCGACGGCTACAGCCGCGCCAATGGCGGGCTGGCGGGCGAAGTGGTGGCTGTCAACGGCGATATCGGTGCGGCTGCGCATGGCGACTGGGTGATTTCTGCCAGTGCGGGCCTTGCAGCCTCGGTGATCGAGACGGCCGCCGCGGTCTCGAGCGCCCTGGCCCTGGCCCAGCAGGCGGCACAGGATGCAGCCGCCGCGGCGGATATCGCTGAAAGCGTTCTGGTCAATGGGCCTGTGTCGTCCGTAAACGGTCAGGCGGGGGGAGTGGCGCTGGGGATTGGGGACATTCCGAACCTCACAGCGCAGCTCGCGAGCAAAGCGGCCAGCAGCCATGGCCATACGATTGCGCAGGTCTCAAACCTGCAATCAACGCTGACGGCCCTGCAAGGCGGGATCGATCTGGTCGATGGCGGGACGTATTGACGGAGAAGAAGCAAATGCGATCTGTCCTGACACAGATCAGTACCAAGCTGGGCGTCACCGATGTGCGCGATGTGCAGGTGGGTGAGGTTGTCGATGACGGTGCGGGCGGGTTTATCCGCGCGATCCGGGTCTTTGGGGAGCCCACAGCCTCTGCGGGACCAGCGTTGATCCTCGAGATCCAGATCCAGTCCGACACGAAAACTGACCTCGATATCACGACACCGACACTGTCGTTTTGAGTTTGTGCCAGAGCGCGAAACGCGCCTGCAACGCCCGCTTTCAATGACCCAATTGCCACTGCCCTGTGCGCCTGACAGCCGCGTGGGGTTTTTGGCTATTCAAGGAGACCCTCTCATGTCTGACCCGAGCTTCGGGATTTCCATCACGCGGATCGACACCGAGCCGCGCCCGCCCGTCTGGAGCGATATGTCCGTTGTGGGCCTGATCGGCACGGCGCCCGATGCCGATGCATCGGTGTTCCCGGCGGACACGCCGGTCTTTCTCTATTCTGACGACGCGATCAAACTGACAGCGCTTGGTGCGACCGGCACGTTGCGCGATGCGGTCACGCTGATCAACGCGCAGCTCGGCGAGTTCCAGGTGGCCGCCAAGGTCGTGGTCGTGCGCGTCGAAGAAGGGATCGATACGGATGCGACCATTGCCAATATCGTCGGCGACGGCGTCGCGACCGGTCTGCAGGCGTTCATCACCGCAGGTCCCGAGCTGGGCATCATTCCGCGCCTCATCTGCGCCCCGGGCTATACCAGTCAACGCGGTGTCGGTGAGGCCAACCCGGTCTGCGCAGCACTGCCCGCGATCTGCGAAAAGCTTCTGGCCCATGCGGTCGTGGATGGCCCCGCCACCACCGAGCAGGACGCCATCGATTGGCGCGAGACGATTGCCTCGCAGCGCCTGATCCCGGTCGACCCTGCAGTGAAGGTGTTTGCCGGTGGGGTTTCGGTCGTTCAGCCGCTGTCGCCCGCGGTGATCGGTATCGGCGTGCGCCGCGACCACGAAAAACAGGGCCGCCCGTTCAATAGCTGGGCCAACCAGCCGGTGCAGGGCATTGTTGGCCCCTCACGTCCCATCAACTTCTCGCTCACCGATGGCGCAACCGAAGGCCAGCGCTTGCTGTCGGCCAATATCGGTGTGCTGCTGCGCGGTGAAATGGGCGTGGAAAGTGCAATCGGTCAGGGCGGGTTCATCTTCGTGGGCACCGACAACGCAGGCGAGGATGATCTCTGGCGGTTCTACAACGTGACCCGCGGACGCGACTTCATCCACCTGATGCTGCTGCGCACCGTGCGGTTCTATCTCGGGCGCTTCAACGTCACGGGCCAAACCATCCAGGCTATCCTGAACACGATGGAAACCGGCCTGCGCAATCTCAAGGCCGATGGCGATATCCTTGGCTTCGAGATGAAGTTCACCCGCGATCAGAACACGCCCGAGGAACTGCGCCAAGGCCGCTTCACGGTCAGCTTTGCCGCCGAGGAAGCACCGGTGCTGCGCTATCTCGGCATCCAATCCGCGCGTTACCGTCCGGCGCTTGATGCGCTGCTCGACGATCTGCTCGCGCAGGTCGGCACGATCACCGGCTGAACCACCCACATCAAGGAGAGGCTCTGATGAGCAATATCTACATCATGGAGGCCGCAAACCTGTTTTGCGGCGATGAGAACCCCACGGCCTCCAAGCACCTGACGCTGACCGAGTTGCAGCTGCCCAACCTGCAGGAAATCACCCAGGACCATCACCCTGGGGGCTCGCGTGTGCAGATTGAGGTCGCCCTCGGCATCCAGAAGCTTGAGGCCAGCTTCAAACTGGCGGGCTGGGATCCGGACCTGCTGACGCAGTTTGGCCTCGGCGCCACGGCGCGCAAGAAGTTCACCGCCTACGGCTCAGTGCGCGACAAGCGCAACGGCGTGGCCATCGAGGCCAAGGCGGTGCTGGAGGGGCGTTTGGGCACGGCCAATCCGGAGGCGTTCCAGCGTGGTGAGTTGCAGGGCTTTGATTACGCCATCAACGAGATCCTGCATTACGAGCTCTATTTTGAGGGGGCTGAGAAATATTACTGGGATTTCTTCACCACCGATTGGCGCGTCAACGGCACGTCGCAAAACGCAGATGAGCGCGCGATCTTGCGCCTTCCCAACGGCTTTTGAGGTAATCTATGTCTGACCCCAAGACGAAAACAGTCGCTCTTTCGGTGCCGGTGACCTTCGAGGGCCGCGAAATCACCGAGATCCGCATTGCCAAGCCCAAGGTCAAGGACCTCAAGCGGATGAATGCCGCACTGGACGGCATCACCGATCGTCTGGACCAGGGCATTGTCATGGCCTCGGCTCTGACGGGCTATCCGGTCGAGATGATCGAGGATCTGGACACTGACGACTTCACCACGCTGTCGGAGGTGATTGCGGATTTTTTCCCCAAGGGCACGGCTTCGCCTCCTGGCGATCGGTCGTTGCCGAAACCGCCCACTGGCTAAACACGCCGCTCACGGCCTTTGAGGAAATGGACTGGGTAGAGGTGGTGCTGTGGCACGCCGAGGCCCGGCGTCTCGCGCGGGCGGCGAAGATGAGGTGATCCATGACACAGCTCACGTCCCAACTGGTCATCGAACTGCTGGACCGGGTGACCAGCCCGGCGCGCCGGGCGGCCAATGCGCTTGCGGGCATCTCGAACACCGTCCGCGAGACCAATGGCCAGCCCATCACCTTCGGGGACCGCCTGAACGCGGCCATCACCCGCAACAACCGTGCGCTTGCTGACGCGCGTGGTGGGCTGGTGGATGCGGTGGCCAGCTTTTACGCCCTGCGCGGCGCGATCGGCGCGCCAATCCAGGCCGCGTCGGAATTTGAAAGCGCCATGGCCGATGTGGCCAAGGTGGTGGACTTTCCAAGCCCTGCAGCCTTTGCGCAGTTCCAGCAGGATCTCTTTGCGCTGTCGCGCGACATTCCCATCGCGGTGACGGGGCTTGCGGAGATTGCCGCGGCGGCGGGTCAGGCCGGAATTGCCGGGCAGGACCTGATCCGCTTCACAGATGCCGCTGCCCGGATTGGCGTGGCGTTTGATATCAGCGCCGAGCAGGCGGGTGGCTCGATGGCCAACCTGATGACGGCGCTTGGGCTCACTATCGACGAGACGGTGTTGCTCGCTGATGCGATGAACCATCTGTCCAACAGCCAGGCCTCGAGTGCGGCGGATATTCTGGACGTGGTCCAGCGTGTGGGCGCGCAGGCGACCATGTTTGGCTTTACGGCTGAGCAGACAGCTGCCTTCGCTTCGGCGATGCTGGCGGCTGGTGCGCAGAGCGAGGTTGCTGCGACGTCATTCCGAAACATGGGGGCCGCCCTTACAAAGGGCGAGGCAGCCACCGCCGGACAACGCCGGGCTCTACAGGCGCTTGGACTGGACGCGGAGGAGACCGCGCGGTCCATGCAGGAGAACGCGGTTGAGACCACGATCGACGTGCTGCGCCGGATTGGCCAGTTGCCAGCCGAGCAGCGCGCGGCGATCTCGTCGCAACTCTTTGGCAATGAGGCCCGCGCGCTTGGGCCGCTGCTGACCAACCTTGACCTTGTCGAGGACACGCTTGGCATGGTCGGGGATCGCGCGACCTATGCAGGCTCGGCCTTTGCTGAGTTTGCAGCCCGCAACAACACGTTCCAGGCCAATATGCAACGGTTCCAGAACGTTCTGACCGAGCTTCAGATCAATATCGGCAATGCGCTGATGCCCGCGATCACGCAGCTTGCCGAAGCCGTGACGCCGCTGATCACCCGTCTGGCCGATCTGGCGAATGCCTATCCGGAGGTGACGCTGGCCGTGGTGGGTGCGACTGCAGCGGTGATCGCCTTCAAAGGTGCGATGGCGGCGCTGCGCTTTGCCGGGCTTCTGGGGCGCGGGGGTGTCTTGTCACTGATTGCAGCGGGCTATAACAGCATCGGTCGCGCAGCGATTGGCGCGCGCGCAGCGGCAAGTTCGATGATCGGATTGCAATCTGCGCTGGCGGCCATGTCTGGCCAGCCGCTCGGGACGATTGGCCGCTTGCGTGCCGGGCTCACCGGGATCGCGCTGGCGGTCCCGGGCGTCGCGGCCTTGTCGTCCGGAATTGCGGCAATAGGGGCTGCAGTCGCCACGATCTCGGCACCTGTCTGGGGCACGTTCGCGGTGGTTGCGGCCGCAGTGGCCGCGGCTGGCATTGCCATCTGGCGCTATTGGGATCGGATCAGTGCGATTTTTACCGGCGTGGGACAGGCGATCGGCGCAGCGCTGCAGCCGGGTCTCGATTGGGTCAGCGAGAAGCTCTCCTTCCTGAACCCGGTCGTCACCGCCTTCGGCGACGCATGGCAGTGGGTGCGTGACAAGGTCTCCGGCCTCGGCGAGCTGCTCTCTGGCCTCTTTGGGCGCGAAACTTTGTCCGAGGAAGACGTCGCTCGAATCACCGAACGGGCGCGGGAAGTCACCGAGAACATCATTGGCTGGTTTGCTGGCTTGCCTGCCCGGATCATTGAGGCGGCCAGCGCATTAGTCGAGGCGGGTCGCGCTCTGATCCAGTCGATCTGGGACGGGGCCCGTGAGCGGTTTGGGGAATTCATCGACTGGGTTGCGGGCATTCCGGGGCGTATCATTGACGCGATTGGCAGCATTGATCTGTCCAGCCTGATCAACTTTGGCGAGCCGCCGCGCTGGCTGCGCTGGATGATGGGGGAAGAGGAGGTCACGCCGCCAGAGATCCCGGCACCGCCGCGGCAGGCTGAATTTGATTTGTTGCCAACCGATCAAAGTGGGGCAGCAGAGACGCTGGCAGCGGCGCGCGCGGCTGGTGATCTGCCAACGCCGCACTATCTGCAGGACCTGTCAGATTATGCTGGCCACCTGCGCGGTGAAATGGCCGGGGTTCAGGCGCAGATCGACCAGATTGATCAGAACGGGCCGATGGGCGACAGCCTGGCGGCCCCCTTGCTGGCCAACCTTGGACGGTTGCAGGAAGAGCTGGTTGGGGTCGAGGCAGACCTGGACGCGGGTCGCCTGCGCGCGGATGAGGTAACAGAGGCACTGCGCATACTCGGGGAAACGGAGACCACGCCCGAGATTGACACTGCCTCCATCGACCAAGCACTCACCCGCGTACGCGCGCTCCGCGCTGAAATGGCTGCCGCGGAAGGCAGTGCGGTTGCACGCGTGCCATCGGTGCCGGAGATTGACGGTGCCCGTGCAGGTGGTGGCCCGGTCAGCCGGGACGGCACCTATCTGGTGGGCGAGCAAGGGCCAGAATTGGTCACGCCATCGCGGTCGGGCTTCGTGAACACGTTCGGCGCAATCCAAGATGTGGTTGCTGCAATCCAGCGGCTGCCCTCGGCCGTGGCCGCGGTCCAGTCAATCGGGCCGCAGCTGGTCACACCACCGTCCGACGTGTCTGCACCAGAAGAAATCGAAATGCCACCGCCGCGGGGCAGAGTAGCGGATGCGGTCGATGCGTCGGGAACAGCACAGACGGCACCGCGCGTGGCCTTCCCCAAAATCGACGTGCAGATCAGCATCGCGCCGACCATCCACACCACAGAGCGTGTCGATCCTGCGCAGCTCTCCCGCGACATCGGCGAGCAGATGCGCCGCGAACTGCGCGAGGCTTTCCGCGGCGTCTTTGCGGACACAGGTATGAGGTTTGCGTGATGCTGATGATGTTGGGACCGGTGCAGTTTGAGGTGATCCCCTTTAACACGAACACCTATGGCCACGGCCACGAGGCGGGCTTTGCCGAAAAGCCGGTTCTTGGCATTCGGCCACCACTGGAGTTCGTGGGCGAAGGCCCGGAAAGCTGGACCATCAAGGCCAAGCTTTATCCGGAAAAGTTCGGCGGGCTGGGCCAATTGCAAACGCTCTATCAGGCGCGGGCATCGGGGCGGCCGCAATATCTGATGCGCGGCGATGGTGCGGTGATGGGCTGGGTGGTTATTCTCGATGTGCAAGAACGTTCGACCTATCTCGACCCCAAAG